ATTTCTAACTTATCTTTAGTTATATATACCGAATCAATAGTATCATTAAAGATTGTGTCTACTTGTATAGAGTCAATTATGATAGTATCGTGAATGGTAATAGTAATATTTGTCGTGTCTTGTGTGCAAAATTTTCTTATTGCTGAATTCTTCGTGTAGCAACTACAAATTAAGCAGTAAAGAATGGCGATTAAGATTGCGTATATATTTCTCATTTTCGTTTATTTGTTATAACATTTCTTGTTTTGTTATTACTTTGTGTTGTGCGTTTGTCTATTTCTTTCTGCTTGTATTTTGCTTCGATTATAGCGACTATTCTTGCACGTTCTTTGTCAACTGAATCCATTATGCAATGGTAATAAATATCTTTTCTTTTTTAGTTACTTTTTTTATAACCGACATAAATTTAGCATAAGCAGTTCTACTATTACCAATCATATTTACTGCCTTTGATGTGCCTAATAAAATACATCCTTCAGTATCTTTAGAGTAATTACCCCAATGGATTCTTACTCCTTCAAAATTTGGTACATTTAAAAGCAATGGCATTTGTTGTTGAAACCTATTACTAAAATTTATTATTACTTCATACTTACCTTTTGGAATAGCTGTTACATTTTGCACCTTTACTTCACGTTCTTTATCCTCTAAAGTATAACAATGATATATTTCATCAATGTATAATTTACCTATCGTAGAATCGTTTGTTTTAGTTTCCCTAATTAGTTTCAGTTCCATTTGATTTAATTTTAGTCATATACCCACCAATTCCAATCAATGCACTTAATATTAGTTTTGGATATTCTTTTTTGATGTCAAATGTAACCCAGTCAATAGTTATCCAAGCAGTAGAAATCGCAACTATAAAACCCATTATAGTGCTTAATTTTGATTCCCAATTTTCTTTAATCTTTTTCATACCAATTCTTACAAATTTTAGCGATTGATAATAACGAAAACACGAATGCTGCTACACCTGCTAATACTTGAATGATTGGTAAAATTGCCATTGCGTATGCAGCTATTACACCACTCCACGCAAATCCGTTTTCAAGGATTAGTAAAAAATTTTTTTTCATTATATTAAATCAAGTTTAGCCTTAATTTTTTCATCCATTGTTTGATACACACTCCAATCATCTAACTCTTCAGAAGTCATATACCCAACCGATGCTTCTACAATTAAATCATTGTAATATAATATATAATTGAACGGAAAGTTTACCTCATCAAATGGCATTATTTGATATGATAAAGTATTTACCAATCCTAAACTTAAATATTCTTGAGTTGTAATAGTTATAGTTCTCATATTCCTAATGCCGTGTAAGTATTTAAAAGATATGTTCGTAATAATTGATTGTCAAAATTATTGTTTCCGTGACCACTCACAAAATGTCCATTATTTTTATCTATATTTACATTTGTAGTATTGCCCAGAATACATAATTCACCAATTTCTTGGCTCAATATCGTTGCTGATGGTGCTATTGAATATGTATTAGAAGATGTGTTCAAAATCGCACGAACAGTATTACCACTTCTTGTACCACATACCCAATTTCTTGTTCCCCCTGTCATAGCATTTGTTACCGCAGTTGTAGCAGTTTGATTTAAAAACATTTGAATTGCAAAACCACCTGATGCAACACGTTTCATTCCTGTATGTGCAGTTGATGCCCCACTTCCACTACCCATTACAAATCCTGTAATAGAATCAGCAAATCCGTAATATAAAAATTGTGAGCAATTAAATCTGTCAGCACTCCATTTTGGAGCAGTAGCTGGATTATAACCAAATGTTAAATATCCTCCTGTACTTAAATTTGTTGTACTAAAAAATCCATAAGTATTTGACCAAGCTAAATTAGCAACATTGTTTTCAACTGCCGTATAAGAACTATTGATTAAGTTAATTTTTGCAGCTGTTCTATTGCCTGTACCTGCAAATAAATGCATTTTATCAAGACAGTCAAAGATGCCTGATGACACCATTGGTTTAATCAAATTATCATCAATGATTGTTAGAACTCCATTATCAATAGTTCCTCCTGCTGCAATAATTCTTGATTGCCACGATAATGCTTGACTACTTAAACTTGGAGCAGTTATGTTATTAAAAGTAGTTCCTATTCCTATTCCTAATGGCATAATTAGTTATAGCAAATTATTGTTCCACTTGTTAATGTAATTGCATTAAATACCGAACCACTACCTGCCGATAAATATGCTCCTGCTTTGATTGTAACTCCTGTAAGGTTTTTTGATGTCATCACACTCACACCATCAATTTGTAATACACTAAAAACTGCATCTGCATTTACTACAATTGCTGAATACGTTTTACCTGTAAATGCTGAAGTTGTGCTTATAACTTCAAAACTTTGTGACCCTACTATTTGCTCTAATGCTGTTGACATAATTTGTATTTTTATTTATTTAATAATATATTTAATTTATTTATTTTAAAGGTATTTGACACCTGTTTCTTTCTTGTGCTAATTCAAAAGTTAAGTTCATCTCCCAACCATTTACCTTGTCTGCCAATGCTTCACGTAAAGGTACTAAATTTGTTGCAAAACTTAATAAAAAATAGTCTTGATATATTGGGTTAGTCAATGCCGAATAAACGTCTTGTGAGATACTTAAACAATCGCTTAATGTATCACGTTCATTTGTTTGGTCATCCTTTTGAATATCCAATACTTTTACGTTCATATTCAAACTTAAAGTGTTGCTTTCAATTCCACTATCAATTACATCAATCCATAACAAAGGGTATTGCTCTTGTTCACTCGCTGAAATATCTGATGCTTCACCAAAATTAAACCCGTTTATCTGTGCGTGGTTTGTCGCTATTGTTTCGAACAGGTTTATTATTTGATTGAGTGTGTAAAATTGCATTTTCTTTTATAAATTTTTGTAACTTTTCAATGTTTCTTATTTTTGTTTTCATTAACAATATGTACAAGGTTTGGTTAATTCTCTCGGTTCTATTTTTATTCCTTGAAAGTTATATCTGCCACTGCAACAATCATCACCATCTAATAACATTCCACTATTATAATTCGTTCTTTGTGGGAATATAGTGTCTATACCTACACCAGTTTGCGTTAAATACAATGGGTAAGTAGTTGTATTAGCTAATAAGAATTTAGTTAATCTTTCAGCATATACCTGCGCTTTGTTTCTTGCTTCATCCATTATATCACGAATCTCGTTCATACTTGCAGGTTGCATATTATCTGCATTCTGAACTCCTACTGCTTTGTTAAAATACTTATAGTTCATTGCTAATGGTAATTCCACTTGCATATACCAAATCATAGTATTTGTGATATAGTTATCAATTAAATTCTTATTTGCATTGCTTACTGTACCTGCTGCAATTTGTGTTTTTAATTCGTTATATAAACTTGTTCCTAATATCGGTAATATATAAAATTCTTGTACTTCGATAATAGTTGGGGTTACAATCTTCATATCAACATTATCCTGCAATACAGAACGCTGCTTTAATGTTTGTTCGCTTAAAAATAAAACTTGTGCTGCCATCTTATTTAACTTTTTTAACTAATTCTTGAACCCAAATATGTCTGCAATATGGTAAGTTTACATCTAAATTAGGGTCGTGATACCAACCACCTCTGCGCCTGAATGCATCATAGTTAGGTATGTCATAAACTTGTCCCAAATCTTTGCCAATATTCTCTATGTCTTCTCTGCTAAAGTAACGAGGGTTTGCCATCATTGCTGCACAAAAATCTCTACTCTTTCCACCTGGTTCTAATGGCACACCATCTCTTTCAGCATATTTATAACGTATAAATAATTCACTAAAAGTTGGCACATTTTTGTTTTCCCCTTTGATAGTTATCTTTAAGTTTTTATCAATTAAACCATCACCGATTAAAGTTTCTAAAGCATCGTTAACTTTCGTTTTATCCAAGTTCATTACTTCCATTATACTTTCAATAGTTATGTCAGGAGTCTTTTTTATTAAGTCTAAAATTCCTTCTTCAATTTTGCTTATAAAATCTTCCTTGCCAAACATTACTTTTTTAGTTTTTACAAGCATAAAGTTTTCTACACTTTCGCCATACTTGCTGAATGTTTCGTAATCTATTAAATCTCTTGTTTGTTTACTAAATTTAAAAGCAGCAGGTGCAGTTACTTCATCACTTGGAACTATTGAATCACCACCTGCTAATGCCTCCTTACCAATGATTGCACGAACCTCGTTAGGTGTTAATTGGTTTAAAACTTTTGTAGCTACTAATGGACTTAAAGCACTTAATGAATCAGCAACATTTGATATTACATTTGTAACCTCTAATGGTTTTCTACCTATAATATCACGTAATTCATCTTTGGTTAAAATTTGAGTTAGTGTTTGTTCGGTAAAACTTGGCATAATTGGCTCAAGTTGTTTAATTCTTAACTTGCCTTTTACAGGTGCGAAAATATTAAAAATTTGCTCTTGAACTTCTTGTCTTGGCGCAACATAAGTATTTGTAAATAGGTTAAACGCATCTATCATTTCTGCTCTGCCACCTAATTGACCTGGTACTCTTACACCAAATATCATTGGTGAAGTAACTTTATGCCCTACAAATATTTCTTGTTGTATTGTATCGTTTAATGCAGTGTATTTATCTGCGAAATCTCCTGCGCTTAAATCGTTTATTATTGCTACCCTATCCTTGTCATCTGCAAAGTCTACAACTATCGAACCTGCGCTGTCTGTTGATGTGAATTTGCTCTTTAACTTGCGTTCAGTAGCTTTCATTTCGTCATCTGACGGTATTCCGTTTACAAACGTTATCATTTTCGAGCCCTTGAAAGAATTCTGTATTTCAGCCCTATGATAGTTTGCTACTTCTGCATCTGTAATAATTGCAGGAACAGCACCAATGTAATCAGGTAATGTGTAAGTATTTAAATTTGGTCTATAACTCTTGTAATAGTAAATTGATTCTGCTTGTTTCTCGTTAGGGTTATAAGCAGGTAAAGTAGTAAACATTGGTGATGTGTTTTCGTTTCCACTTATATCTATCCATTCATCGCTAATATAGAACTCTGAATTGTCTTCATTGCTCCTAACATTGCAATAATCAATGTGGTATATTTCTTGACCTTTCTTTCCTTTTGTACCAACTACTTTTAAGTAACATCCTCCAAATAATTCATTGTCTAAAATAGTTTTTTTAGCTAATTCGTTTAGTGTTTCGTACTGGTTAGGATTATCAACAAATGCTTGTAGTGAAATTATTTCTTCACCTTGCATTTCTGATTGGTCAAATGTCCAACCTTTACCACTAATATAAAGTTGTTTGCTTGTTACGATTGCGTTATGCTTTGCACTACGATTAAAAAGTAATACAAGGTATTGAGGATAGTTATTTTCTTCACCATATTTAACCCATACTTTTGACTTTTGCTCCACGAACATTGGAACTTTGTCATTAGAAAATCCGATTTTAATAGTTTTGTCTGTATATGCCATAAATTATGGTTGGTAAATTATATTAGTTTCATCTTGAACATCGTATTCCGTGTTAGTAATAGCATCAAAAACAACATCCACTACACCAACTTCAACTGTTTTAGTAATAAATGGAACTGCTGCTGCTGCGTTTGCAAGTCCACTTGTATTCGCTAATGATGTTTGATATACCTTATAGTTATAATAACCCTTTAAACCTAACGTAACTTCGCCATTTAAAGTGTTTGCACTTGTTTTCTCAACTATACTAAACTTATTGTATCTTGTTTTGTATGCGCTTGTGTCAGTACCTATAAAATAGTAATTCACATTTGATGTTTGATTGGTAAACAAAAACAAATAAATAGGATTAGTAACTGTTGAATTTTCGGTCAAAGTTACTACTACATTGTTTGTGCTATTTTTTAAGAATCTTATCACTAACTATAAATATAAAAAATAAAAAAGTTTGCTAAACATAGTTTAAAACAAAAAAACCAACCTAAATTAATAAGTTGGCTTTTTGCTATGAAAACAATGAAAAATAATTACACTAACAATGCTGCTATTATTGCAGGGTCAACCTCTTGTGCAAATACTTTTTCCATACCTGCAAAAGTTAATGAGTAACCATTGAATTCATTTAGTGCTGCTCCTGAAGTTCCTGTTCCACCAGTACATTCCATACCGAATGAACTACCGAATAAAAAGAATTGACCTGATTTCATTTCAACAATTATCGATGTTCTGTTTTTAATAATTTGTTGTAATTTAAATTGGGTATCAAAAGCCATCTTTAAAAACGTAGCTGCGATTGTTTGTTCGTATGCTACTGTTCCTATTGCAGGGTCAGTTTGAATGTTATTAGTAGTGCTATTTGCACCTCTTGGCTCTAAAGCATAAAGAAAATATTTCTTACCTGCTGCTTTAGTTATTGCTGTTACATAACCACTCGCATTTTCTGTTACTGCTGTGATGTTTGCTTGTTCTGTTATATATAGGCTCTTAATCCCGCCTACGGTGTCCTTACAATCGAGACTATATCCCGCTACTATTGCACATGGCATAATTTTAAATGGGGTTTTAAAAAGGGTAACAACTATTTGCTGCTACCCTTTTGTGAATTAAATTGTGAATTTAACGATTTCTGCTACTTGAGAAACTTGAACACCTAATTTAGTTCTGTATTTAAAACGAACTAAATCGAAATCTTCTGAATACCAAAATTTGAAGTCTTCTTGTTCGTTTTCTAAATCAACACCCAAGAACATATTTGAATCTCTTAAAGCATAGATTGCGTTTGTTCCTGTTAAGCCTGGAGTTGAAACGATAGTCACGTTAGTACCGTGAATCTTCATTTCACCTAATGCGTTATCAGTTGCAATGAAGTTAAACAAGTTAGCATTTGTTAAAGCTAATTGATAAGTTCTAAAGTTGTCTACACCCATATAAACTGTCAAGTTAGGCTTATCTAAAATCTCAACAGGTATTGCGGAATAAACTGCTTGTACTACCGAGATAATATTTGCTGCTGTGATTGCAGTAACCGCAGTTGCAATAAAAGGAGTTGCGTTTGCTTGTACTGTTCCTGATGCTGCATTAATGATTTTTACCAAACCATCAAATTGCTTCAATTGTGAACTTGCACTTGCTGTGTCACCTCTCCAAATTGCTTTCTCAACATCTTCTTTTGTAGTTCCTAAAATAGTTTCTACGAATGCTGCATCAATACCGCCTGGCAATGCATCATAATTAGAACCTGGAGATAACAATAATTGAGTGTATTTAGTTTCTAAATCATTAATACACCATTCTTTGTTTACTTTAATTCTACCTACTGTTAAAACACGAGCAGAAATAGTTGTGTCACCACTTGCAGTGAAACCACAATTGTCACCATTTTGCCAAATTAATGAATCAGATAAAGCAGGTACTTGAATAGTTGACTTAACACCTGTTAAGATTTGCATTCTTGATGCAGTTTTAGGTTCGAAAAACGAACGAGTTACCAACAAGTTTTCGTTGGTCTTTGTGTATGCCGCAAGGGCTGTTACGTTAAATGCCATTTTGTTTAGTTTTTGTTTTTAGTTTATTTGTTTTGTAATTTTTTGTATGCTGCGATACGTTCAATAGTTGACATTGTACGTTCTTTTTTGCTGAATGTTGTGTTCTTTGGTGCGTCTACAACTACGATTGGTTCTGCTGCAATTTCTTCTACGATTTTACTAATTGCTTCAAACTTACCCATATTGCTTTTTACCATTTCTTCAATTTTGTTTTCGTAGTTTGAGAACATTTCAGCCATTTTGGTTTCCATTTCTTTCATCTTGTTTTCGCAAGATGCCATTCTTTCTTCCATCATTTTCATAGTAGGCATTTCTGCTAACTCAACTTCTACTTCTACTTCTTTTTTAGGTTCGATTGCAGTTACTAATCCACCAACTGTGGTTACTATTGTGCCATCTTCTAACTCGTGTTTAGCATCAGGTGCAGGCATTTGGTTACCATCTTCTGCAACTACCATAATTGCAGTTCCTTCTGATAATTCACCTTCCCACATAATCACTGTGCCATCTGATAATTTTGCTTTTTCGAATTTCTCTACTTTTGCAAAATCCATTTTTAATAAATTGCCAATTTGCATTATAGCTTCTTTGGCTGTTAATTTAGGTTTATTCATTTATGTTTTTGATTATATTAATTATATCCTCTATTATTGTTTGTGGCTTTTCATCAATCTTAACTGTGTTAAATATTCCCTCAACTGAAAATCCTTTAAACTCACCACTTTTTATAAAGTCATTCCAAACTTCATCATTATCTATTTTATAAGAACCGAACCAACTACCATCAGTTAAGTTATAACCTTTTGGTGCTAATATTCCACGTTCTTCATCAATTAAAAATGATTCAATCATATACACTCCATCAATCATTTTATTGCTGTTGTGCATCTCATTTACCAAATTACTTTTACCTTGTTTAAAGAACTTATTTCTTAAATTATAAATGTCTTCTTTTTGAAAAACACCATAATATTCTTCATCTTCTGTTCTGCGATATATTGGTAAATCTGCAACCATTAATGGGCCAGATATTATACGTTTTTCTGTGTCTGCTTTGAACTTAAAAAAACTTTTTTTGTCTATCTGTGCAAGTTTTCTTGATGCCCATTCTACTCCTGCATCACCACCCCAAGCAAGCCACATTAAACGACCACATCCATCGCCTAACTTTCTATCGCTGTTCTGTCTTTGTCTTTCAAAAGATGCCATTCTCGCAATAGTATCTCTACTGATTGGTTCTCTTTTTGCTAATTGGTTTGCTCTTTGCTTACCTACATCAGTGCCACAATCACCCCAACCATTTTTCTCTGCATAATCCAAAGCTATTTGTGCGTTCTCACTTGCTTCTTTTGGATAGTCAGTATAGCTTTCAAAACTTTCTTTTGTTGGTGTATTATCAACCCCACATTTACACATATAAGGATACTCGCCACCATCTAAAATATCCCACGAATGTCCGCACTCTTTACAAACTATAATATTAACCTGTGCATTGAATGCTTGCCAGTTCATTTCTATTGCAGGAGCATCAACAAACGCAACTGCTTCTAATTGCGCTTCATCATCTTCTAAAACTATGAATCTGTAAATAGGTAATTTGTCCATTCTTTATTAAATATAAATTATTTTAGTATTTGCTTTTTAGAATTATTTGATAGTTGCCTTGCGTATGATTCCCTTAACTTTGTCTTGTGTTGCAGTGATATCAGTTTCAGTTACTATTACTTTGCCAACAGGGTTAGTATTGTTTATGTCTAAAGGTTTGTTTTGGTTAAGCATTGCTCCACTCATTGTTTGAGGAATACGTGGGATATTTGGTGCTGTTATATTACCACCTCCTCCACCACCACTACTATTGGGAACTTTTACATCTGCAATTGCTTTCACTCTTGCGAATCCTGCTAATATTGCTGCTCCTGCTGCTAATGGTGCTAATACTATTGGGTCAATCTTTGCTGCCGCTGCATAGGCTGAACTTGCACTTAAATAAGTATCTATTGTCGCTTGTGCTATTGCTAAAACTTTTCCTTCTTCTGTTTGCTTCCCTGCTAAATCACTCAAAGTTCCAAGTATATTACTTGTTGTTTGGTATAATTGTCTTTTAGCTTCTAATGCTTCTTCATCTATTTGCTTTTCTGCTGCTGCTTGTTCTTGTTTTACTAAAACTTGCTGTGCTGCTAATGCCCTACTTCTATCTAAAGCCTTTTTATCATCTTCCTCTTTTTTCTTTCTATCTTCTTCCTTATTAAAATCTATAACATCTTGAATTGCCCTATCTGCTTCTCTGTTTCCTTCTTCAACTTTTTGTATGTCTAATGCCCTTTGTTTAGCATAGTCATCATCTCTTTTATTTTTTTCTTTTCTTTTTGTTTCTTCGTCTTTTGCATATTTATCTTTTATATCTTTGACTGCTTTTTGATATTCTGCTTCAATTAATTCTTTCTCGCTTGCAAGTTTTCCACTTGTTACTGCTTCAGTTATTTTTCTTTCTTTGTCAAGTCTTGCAAGTTCAATGTCTAATTCTTTGCCTTTTAGTTTTAGTTTGGCTTCACGTTCTGCTATTGCTATTCTTTCATTTGCTGCTTTTTTATATTCTTCATGCCCTTTTTTTACAGCATTAAGCATCTCCTCTGAAGATAATTTAACTTCATCAATAGTTCCTGTAATTAAGAATTTTAAGTCTTTCCAATATGCTATAATTAAAACTAATGCAATTGCTATACCACCTGTAACCGCACCAACCATAGCAGCACCCATTGCTTGTAGTCTTGGTATTAATTGAATTACTTGTGCACCTAATAATTTAAATGCATCCTTCATACCAAGCAAGCCATTTAAACCAGTTGACAAAGCAATAGCACCTTGTGTTTTTGCCATTACCTTGTTTAAGTCTTCACTCTCATTACCCATTAAAGCCATTGCACCTTGCATCGCTGCAAATCCATTTGCTGCTACACCAACAACGTTTGCTAATGCTGTAAATTTAGCTTCAGGATTAAACGCATTTATAGTTGTGCTTATATCTTGAATTTGGTCTTTTAACTCACCTGCTTTACTTGCTGCTTTTATAAAGGCTTCACTACCTTGTTCAAGTGTGCCTAACTGATTTCTTAAATCTTTAAGTTCAGATTTTAAACTCTTTATTGAGTTTGATGAATTACCTGTCTTTAATTCGGTGTCAAATATTATTTTCTCTGTTGCCATTATACTATAATTGGGTGTAATCTATATTCTAATTCTATTAACATTTGACTGTTTCCTGCTGCTCCTAAATTCCCTTGTGAGTGTATCTCAACTGCTAAATTTTTAAAAGGTAAATCATTAATATTTATACCTCTTTGTTTTGTAGCCGTTGTTACACTTGTGATACTATTATCAAAATCTAATATGTGAGTACCATCTCCTGTAAATTGCAAGTGTAACTTATGATTATTATAAGCAGTTTTTGGTGTTGTTGCACCGAAGAATACTGTTATATAAGCATCATATACCTCTGTCCAAAATCCTTGTGTTGATGCTAATATTTGAACAGGTGTTGTGTGTAAGGTACGAAGTTCTGAAATCGTTAAAACTCTTGATACAACTAATGGTTGGTCAATATTATTGATTACTGTTTCACCTGCTCTTACACTTGTATAATTTGATGTGCCTATGTAAGTTCCCCCATCACTATTTAATTGGTTATTTTCCCCACTTAAAACATTAATTAAATTGCCATTTACTAAATTATTATTTGAATTAATTAAGTTGGCTTCACCCTGCACTCTGTTTTCTTGACCACTTACATTTATGTCAACATCTTTTTCATATTGGTTTCCATTTGGGTCAACATTCCTAAAAAAAGTAAGTTCTCCCGAACCACCATTATAAGTTTGAACATCACCAACGAACACAGGTGCAACTGCTAACTTCAAGAATGTTAATTTTGCAGGGTCTTCGCTATTAGAATCAAAGTCTATTTCATATAAACGATAGTATTGTTTATCAATAAAATAATAGTTTCTAAATGATAATTTATTTACTTCGTTTTCATTTAATTTTACATATAAAGTAATAGTTTTACTATCTTTATTTGTTAACTCTTGAAGTCCTTTTTTATGGTATAAATTAAAAAGGTTGTTATCAGTATATTCTACTTCTAAATTGTTTGTATAAAATACTTCTTTCGGAATATAATAGTTAACATCATAAGTTGGGTTAAACACATCATCTAAATGACCTACATACGGATAGGCATCAAAGTAATTATAACTTCCATCAGGGTCTCTTAAATGAAAGAAATCAGTTCCAAAACTTGCACTTAATCCACCTGCGTATAGTAATCTTAATTTACTTGTGCCATCAGTTCTCTTTCCGCTTGAATCTCTAAAAACTATTTGAGAAAACACCACACCATCATTTTTAGATTTTATTAATGGTGTTGGTGCGAACACTACACTTGTTGTAAAAGTTTCATTTACGAAATCATTTACAATAGGTATCTTTGCACTTCCATAAGGTTGGTTGTATCTTAATAAATAATCACTATTAGCAGCATCCTTATCTTCTGCCATTTGATAGTTATACTCTTTATATTTTAGTTCCGATAATGGCTTAATTTCAATCGGTCTTGATACATCTATCTTACTTGTTAAATCAACTATTTCTTCTAAATAAAATTGGTCTCGTGGCTCTATTATTAGTTTTTTAGGGTCAAGTGGATTAGGTTCAATATATAAGTTAAAAAGATTAATTACTGATACTAAAAAATCAGTTTGCTTAACATCACTTGGCAAACAATTAGCAAGTAACATAGTATCACCAACTGCGATAGCTGAATCAATTACACCATTAAAAAAAGAACCTGATTTAAAAATAACATTTACTGTGCTTGTGGTAAAAAATCTTAAAGTAAAATATTTAAGTTCTATTATATCTCCTGCTTCGCAATAGAACTCCGTTGTAAATTTACTTGTCCTAACCGATGGAGTTGATAATGAGTTGTCGTAAGATTGGCTTATACTTTTAAACATAATATCCGTATTTGCTCCTCTTGTTCTTTGAATTTCGTATTCAAAAAAAACATTAGTTGAACATTGTGAGATTATATTAGCACCAAATCTATATTTAGCACTTTTTTGAACAGTAAATGTAAATGTAGTGTTATCGTAACCAGTAGGAACTGTGTCTTGTATTACATTGTTTAAAGGTACAGATGCAGAACCACCAAACCCAAATGTGATAGGGCTACTATCTGTTATTCTATCTGCTTCAAATGAATTATCCCTTACTTGTTCTTCACTCAATAGTAATTTATTTTGAGTGCAAGGGACTACCAAATTATTATAATGCCCACTTGTTAAAAAGTTAGATTGGATTCTGTATCCTGCATCTTTAAATATTTGCTCAACTATTGTTCTTAAAAATATTTGTGGTTTCCAATCAACAGTATAGTATCCTCTTTGGTTGTTGCTTAATCCCAAGTCTATCATTCCATAGTAATAACCTCTTGTGTGACTTGGTGACCAACTTGCTTCTATGTTTTCAAAATTCCAAATGTGATTGTAAGCACTTAAATTTAATTCACTTAATTTCTTATCACCCAAGTCTTGAAACAAGTTTGCAGTCTTACCAATGATTACTATTTCATATTCTATTTCATAGTTGTCTAACACATTTATATTTGTTAGCTGAAGATAACCATCAATCATAGCTATTCCGTTCTTATAGAGAATTGCGTTTGCCTTTAAATTAGGATTGAAATCAGGAGCAAAGTTATAAGTGTTAGTATTATTTACTGACCTTGCAAGATTAAATATATTACTAAAAATATCATTGTTGTTATGAGTGCCTGGCAAAGTAATAGTTTTTGTAAAATCACTTTTGCGTTCAGCTATGTTCTGAATATCAATTATACTCTTGTTAATCGGTAAAGGTACATCATCATATAAGTCAAGTTCGTATTCAACTATGTTTGCTCCTGCTACTTGGTTTATTACTAATCTATTTTGATTCATTATAACGATTGTCTATAACGTGAGTAAGTATATTCTATGTCAAATGATACGTTGAACAGTCTTCTATCGGTTAAAAAGTTCTTTACTTCGTAACTTGTGTTGGTTATGTTTACTGCTACAAAATCAGTTGTGCTTCTTTCCAAATAAATTACAGGTGATGTGGCTAATTCTTCAAGTAATATACTTTCTTCTTCAGTAATCCAATCACTATTTATACTTATTCTATCGTTTATTGTAGTGTTGTAGTTAGTTTTTAACCTGTCTTGTTTGCTATATCCTATTGGTAATGGTGCTTTAAACTGCTTTCGTTCTATTTCCATTGCGTTTATTTGATTCTTATTGAAATTAAACGAGTCAAATCCACCAAGTTTATTCATCCAATGTAGTCTTATTGTTGGGTATTGACTGCATTCGGTGTTTAATTTAAATGTTCTTGATGCTAATACGTTACTTGTTACACCTAATAACTCAACTTTGTAAGTATCAATGATTGATATGCCACCTGCTATTAAAACATCTTGTGCGTATTTTCCTGCTCTTGTGTTAAATAAGTATTCGTTAGCTGTTAAGGTAACTGCTGAAACTACATTACCAGTTGCGCCTGTGTACTTTATAAACTTTACTGCTTGACTTGGGTCTAACCAATATAAGAACTTCTCTTGATTACTTTCTATTCTTTCGGTACTTCCTGCATTTGATAAATAACCAAAGCCACTTACATTTAAATTTCTATATGCTAATGATGTATAGTCTTCAAAATCAAATATTCCGTTTCCTGCAAAATTAAAACTTGTTGAACTTGGTGTCGTTGGATTACTTGCTAAAACTCCACTTAATGTAGGAACTCCACTTACATCGTATAACTCTCTAAATTGAATAAAGTATTTTAAACGTGAATTAGTGTTAGCAGAAAATATACCTGTAACATTATTGAAATCATAACTAACATAGTTTTGCAATACGTTTCCGACATCAAAAGTTAATTGTGCTGAACTTGGTTGCACTGGATATTTAAGCCTCGCTAATGGGTTGTTTGTTCCACTTGTTTGGTTTACATCAACTATAAAATTAAAGTTAGGTTGTGCAGTGTTGTTTGAACTAACTGTGTATGGCACTTGGTTATAAGCGGCCATAAATGCATTTGGTGTTGTTATTATTGTTATTGCCATTATTTTATAATTATTTTATAATTGCTAATCGTATTGTTGTTGCCATTTCTTTTGATAGTGCTTTGTTTAGTACCTTTAATCTTTTAGCACCAACAGCAGGTTCAACATAGTTCATTGGTTTTATTCCACCTATCTTGGTTGCTACTGCCATACTCATTGCTTCCTTTGTTATTAAGTCTGCTTGTTTCTTTTTATTCTTTCTGATTAAAGTTTGTTTTCTTAATCCTTTACTTCCTGTTCGTGCTATGTATTGCTTAAAACTTTCAAGCATATCTTTTGGCACTCCTAAATTCTTAAAACTGAATCTACTATTTGGTGCTTTGCCTTTATTAAATACACCCTTTACACCTTCATCTACAAACTCCCAATAATTTTGAGTAGTTACTATTTGTATTCCATTATCAATTACATTTGGATATAAGTCAGATGCTAATGTACTCGCTTGCTTGGTTCGTGCTTTAGTAGTTATAATCTTTCGCATTATACCAATTGAGTCTTCAGCCCACTTTAAGAACACAGCATCAACACCAGTCTTTAAATCCTTTGTAAAGGTATCAGGTGAACTGCCATACTTACTGCCTATGTTCGTTGCTGCGCTTGCCATTTTATTTTATCATCTTCACTTTTATCCTTATAAAATACTAATGTGTTTAAGAACTCAATTATGTTCATATCTTCAAAGTATTCCCACTTACTTCTATCATTGTTTGCAAGGTTGTTTATCGCTACTATCCAACCCCATTTAGTTTCGAATGTTTGTCCAGTATTGGCTTCACTTTCGCCAGTGCTTTCTCCGCCTCCAATTCCAAATAGATTAGGATATTGTCTGCTAATTCCTTGTAGTACCTGCAAAAAAAAAGCATAATAGGGTAAGCCTGCTCAATTTTCATATGGTTTAAAAACAAGTCTGCAACCTGTTTATGGTTTGTGCCATCATATTTTTTTACTTTGCCATACCAAGTTTTTTCAACACATATCGCTGCAAGTATATTGTGAATGTTGTTTATGATATTCGCTTCATCTTTGCAGAAAGAAGTTGCATCAATGTACTGTGCTGCTTTTAACTTTTGAGTTTGCCAAATACATTTAAACCTCCTACCCTTTACTTTAAAATCCATTTTAACCTTTGCGTTAGGATTTAGGTTTTCTATTTCACTAAATGCTTTTAATGATTTCGTTAACTGTTCAATTGGCATCGATTCTATTTCATCAAAAGTTTTATTAGTCAATTCAGCTAACAATTTAATGTTTCTATTCAATGGGTCTGTTTCCAACTCTGCAATAGTTTTGCATTTTATAAACTGACCTATGGTTATTTTTTCAAACTTCATTCTCTTTAATATATAAATTTTTTACTTTTTTGCTAAATACAACTCGTTTACAATTCTATAAAAGTGTTTCGTTAATTCTTTTATTTGCTATGTCAAAATATTTGTCATCCATTTCAATTCCTATAAAGTTTCTGTTTGTATGTTTACAAGCTACACCTGTAGTTCCTGAACCCATTGTAAAATCTAAAACAGTTTCGTTTTCGTTTGTGTATGTTTTAATTAAGTATTCCATTAATGCTATTGGTTTCTGTGTTGGGTGTACTCTTTCTATTCCTTTTTCAGTAGTATTAAATTTTTGTATTGAAGAAGGCTCTCTAAGTTCTTGACCTTGTGTATTACAAATACTTTGTTGTATTCCTGTTATGTTACTTGCTTTACCTATATTGTAATTTCCATTAATTCTTTCTAGACCTTTACCTTTTCTTTTTTCTTTTATAGAATAATAATTATGTGTTTTTTTACTAAATACACTAACTATTTCGTGTTCTTTCATAGGTTGATATTTAACTAAAGCAAAGTTACTACCTCTGTTTTTCTCCCAAATCCAATCATACTTATAATTTTTAATATTACTCATTCGCAAAGCACTACTAAAAGGCTCACTACCAAATAAAACAATAGCACCATTATCTTTAATAATTCTATTAAGTTGCTCCCACATTAAATCAAAATTAATAACACTATCCCATTTACAAGCAGTCGTTCCGTATGGCGGGTCTGTAATAATTGCATCAATACTGCCGCTTGGTATTTTTTGCATTTCAATTAAGCAATCTCCTTTAATTAATTCTATCATATTTTCATTGTTGCGTATCTACCTGCACTTGGGTTATCAAGTTGAAATATTACGTTATACCTAATTGAATCTATCATGTGATTCCAATTGTCTATATACATGTGGCTTGCTTTATCTGCATACACATAGTTGTTTAGTTCCTTTGCTATATTATGGCTATTTGGCTCAACTATTATATTATAGTTCTGCATTCGTATTATACCACTTTCAATAGTTCCTTTCTTTACTGCCCTTATATTTATACCTGCATGCCTTAAATCAGCTATTAAACGGTCTTCTGCGCTATCTGCTATGATTAACTTACCTTGTGTTCTATCCTTTAGTATTTCGCTTAATACGTGGGTTTTTAAACCATTTGAGTACAAGTGTTCTTTAACGTATATTATCTTATGCTTTTTGTCAATAGCTACTTCACTCAATGCATCAGGGTCAATACTGAATCCAAAATCCAATCCAAAAGAAGTTTGTAGGTTATCAGGATTAAATGCACCAAATGTCCAATTGGTAAACACTACACCCTCTGCTTTATTTACCCACCCACCTAATATTATGTGTTTATATTTAGCAGGATTGTTTTCTCTTATTCGTTCTATTTCGTTTAAGAATGATTCATCAAGGTTTTCAATGTTATTCATATAAGTAGTATGAATATAGGTTGCATCTTGATGTATGCCAGTATAACCCTCTATAACCCCTCGTTCCTCAAAAAACTTCTTGTATATCCAATGTTCTTTGGTTGCAGGGTTTAAAATTAATATTATACGATTCTTTTTACCCTTTTGCCTTATTGATAGGTTTATTTTATCAAATGTTTTTTCATCAACTAATTCTTCTGCTTCATCCAATATCCATGTAGTTACACCCTGCAATGATTTTAAGTTAGCAGTCTGGTCACCGCTTGATGTTTTTAAACCTTTAAATAATATTTCACTGCCTGACTGCTTATTTTTTATTTCACTTTTTAATATTTCAAAATCGTTTTCTAAATTTAGCAGTTCTATTTTTTCTTGAAATTCAGGAATAATAGACAAGTGAGCAGAAGTCATTGTTTGCCTTGTAAATAATATTCGATGCCCACGTTCATAACTTAATAGTGATGCGAACCTACCTATCTCAAAAGACTTACCCGAACCCCTGCCACCTGTTACAATAAAGTAACGAGTATCATTATTCAGTTGATTCCAAATCGGTTTGTGCCTTGCTATCATATAGTTTGCTTATATCAAAGTTTTCATTTCTGTTTGTGTTTTCACTTTCAACAAATGTCATTGATAGCTTTTTAAGTTCTTCAGGTGTTGCAATTAATTTCATTAATGCCATTTGTAAAGCAGGTGCATTTGATGTGTACCATTTAGAACGCATTGATACTTTTAGTGTTACCCTATTTTGTTCAAGTAATCCTTTTAGCTCGTTGAGTTCGTTGGAATCTACTTTAAAAAATGAATAAAATGTTGTTTTATCACAAGGTAAGAATGCAACTATGTCTTCAACAAAGAATAGTTTATGTTTTACTATTGCTTCTTTTGCTTGTTCAAATATTTTAGTCTTGTCGTATGCCATGTTAGTATATTGTGTATTATTGTAATTTATCTTTATATATGTTTGTAAAATCATAAGCGATGTTAGTGTAATGGTTACATGCTTAACATTCCAGTTAAGAGTTGGAGTTCGAATCTACCACATCGCTCAATTTTCTTTCTAACATTGTTAGCTTTTCCCCTTTATACATTCCTGCACCCATTTCATCTATTTTGCTAAATGGTAATATTGGAACTGTAATTTTATTTGCTTTATCTATTAAGTAAATATATCTAATTTGAAAACCGTCTAATTTTTTACCTCCATTATCTTTTATCCAACTTGTACCGCTTTTGCCATTACTTTCTTTTGTTCTATGTGCGGAACTTGTTAAACTGCATACTACTTCTCCATTTGGCATTTGATAAGTGCTTGTGTTTTTGTTTACACCTATTAACTTAAATCCACTTGCTCTATAAATAGTTCCATCTCCACATAAATTACCATCGCTAAAACTTAAAATCCATTTTATATGTGGTGCATTCTTTTTAATTAACTTTATGGTAATTGCTATACACCTACTTTCTGAATACTTTGGCAAATAATCATCAAAAGCCATTCTATTTAATTCTATTACTTCATTCCATTTTGTATTTTCTACATAATGAATAACTTTTGCTTTTACCATTGGGCTTCCATAACTTAATACACCATGTAATTGATTATCCAAAAAGCAACCAAAGTGTAAAGTTGAGTTTGGCACTACCTTACCGCTATAATGATTTTTCTTTACAAACTCATTTGCTATTTTACTTGGTATAACCTTTACGATTATTTCTTTTGCTCTGCCCATTGCATAATAATTAAATAAAGTGCATTACCATTACTATTTTCATTCCCCATTGTTTCAGCATACTTATATTCATCTGTTAGCTTTATATCTGCTATTGCGTTTTGTATTTGTATTGCCTGTTCATCTGCAAGTGTAAATGTTATTTGTTGGAATGGTGCTTTATCACCATCTGCTAAACTAAAATCAGTTCCTAACTCATCACTATCATTAAAAAATATTGGCAAATCAATACCCCATTCAGTTAATTGCTCGGTGTCCCAACTGTTAGCCAAGTCATCCCAATTCCATTCACCAAACCCTACATTGTCTTTTATTATAAATTCGTTCTGTTGTTCTGGTGTCAATTCACTTGCTTTGATTATTGATACTTCTTTTAAACCTGCTTCAATACAAGCCTTTAATCTCATATTGCCACCAAGCACTATCATTTCATCATTTACAACTATTGGTCTTATATCCAACATTTGTGGAAATTCTTTTATTGATGTTACAAGTTTTTTAAATTTGTCATCTTTAATAATTCTTGGGTTATTTGGATTGCTTTTTACTGCGCTTATTTTTACTGTTTCTATTTTCATATTATTTATTTCGTTTCCAAATTCTATTATGCTATTAATCTTTGCACTTGTTCGTAATTATCTTCAATGCTTTTTTCTATTTGGGCAATTCTTATGCTTTTTTTTGAAATTAGATTTACTAAACTATTATTTGGTGCTTTTAAAATTATTTTATGATAACCACTAATTGTTATTGAGCGTTCAACTATTTCAAGTGTAATATCTTTGTATGTAAATTTGCTCATAATTTTTAATTAATTAGTTCGTATATAAAATTCATATCTGCTTTGCCATTGCCGTGAATTATAGTTGGTTTAAAGTTATCTTTGGTTATAAATATATTATTTTCTATTTTGTAATCTGTTGGCAATATTCCACATAATGTTTGAAATACTCTGCAATCGTGGTCAATACCTATACTTGGGTTATCAAATAGCCATTTAGTTGCTACTCTTTGGTCATCTTCGCTATCGTGTATTTGTTTTAATTCCATTAGTTTTATAAAGGTTTCTGACTGCATATAGTAAGCACCTGAATTTAGGAATCTAAATTTAGTGTTTGGTTTTGTGTACTGCTCACGTTCTTCATATTTAGATAATTGGTCTACATCAGGCCAGCAGTTTACTTCTGAATTAAATAAACAGTTCCAATATATTTTACGTTTAGTATTTGCAGGTGTATCTAAAAAGAATGTATCGTATGCATCAACAAATATAAAATCTTTAATAGTTGGATTAGCTTTTAAGTATTCATAGGTTCGGTTTAACTTCATTCCAAATCCTTGCCATTGGTTTACTTCAATTATATGATACTGCCAACTAAAGTGATTTAAACTTCGTTCTAACTGAAAACATTTACTTCGGTTATCTGCTACTGTTAATACTATCATAGTTGTACTTTTATTGGTATTGTGCCATTTATTAATCCATCTTTGATTTTATAAAATTCTTCCATTTTCTCTCCTGCATATTTTCGTTTCCATTCGGTGTAAGCATCGCCACCTACATCAATGTGGTCTATGTCAATATGTGGCAGGAATGCTAATTTATATCCAAGTAGTATTGCTCTAATGCAGGCTAATGTATCATCAAATCCATAAACTCCTGCTTGCATTAACCCACCCATTTTATTTATCAATTCAGGATGAAACATTTGTACTGTTCCCATTATGTCTGCACTTTCTTCTACTACTACCCAGTTGTCGCCTTTTTCGTGTGGGAGCATTTTTAGTTCAGTTTTCCAATGATTACTTGCGTTTGGTGACTGCATTAAGTCTTTACGTTTTAATCCTAATATGCCATAGCCACCGAGTTTCATTGCTAACTCCATTTCTTCTACCCAACCATAGTTATTTATTACAACATCGTTATCCATCTTGATAACTGTTTCGTTTGGTTGTCTGAATGCCCATGCTTGGTTTATTGCTTTTGCAGTACCTACATTTTCAGTGTTGGTTATTACAGTTATAAATTGTTCGTGGTCTTCTAAAATATTTTTAGTTTCTATACATGAATTATTATCTATAACTATTATTCTATGGTTATTTAAATCAGTTGTATTTACTAAACTTTCAAGTGTTTGTAATGTGTATTTACTTCTTTGGTTTTCTTCTGTGTCATACACAGCCATTGCGATTAGTGCCATTATTTTTTCTTTATTTTTATATTAGGTTCATTTTGTTTTACCCACCTAACCATATTCTTAACTGCATCAAGATTACAAGCAGAACAATCGCCACTTCTCATACCGGTAACCTCGTGGCTTAATGATTTAATTTCAAGTAACTGTTGGCTTGTACCTACCCAACTTGTTTCATTATCAAATATTTTTAGTAATTCCAAAAGACTGAATCGGTTATCGCCCTTTTTCTTCATTGCAAAATAAATTTCATCAAAGTTTCTCATATTTTATACATTATTCGTTTTAGTATCATTGAAAAATAGGCAGCATAACCTGCTATGGCAAATGCTTGTGTGTAGTGAATTAAATCAAATTGAATAGATATTACACAAATCCAAAAAGATAAGCACAC